AGTATCTTTAAGAAGAACAGAAGCAACTTCTTCTAAGTTACGTTGATCCATTAAACTATTTTTATTGTTAATCTTTTCTAGAGCATTAGTTGCGAGATCTTTTAACTTACCCTTCTCTTCATCGATATTAGTTGTGTCAGATTTAACCCTTTGGGTCTCAGCTTCAAGTTCTTTGATTTGTTTGTTAAGTAAGGTGACAGTAGAGTTCCTTGTAGATAACTCAATGTTCTTGGTTGTAATTTGCCCAACCACTTCGTTAATTTGCGATAGTTTCGATTGGAGATTTGTGAGAATGGTTTCGAGTTCACCAATCTTTGTGTTATTGTCCAACAGTTTCGAATTAAGATCCTTGATAATACCTTCTTTGTATTCCTCTGGGATATCTTGGCTACACGATGGACAAACATCGTGTTCGCTAAAAAACTCTGTGTTGTGCTCGCAAGTTTCGATTTTCTGGAGCAACTTACTACGGATTGATTTGGCTTTGTCAATGTCTTCAGATACAGTTTCTTTATCATCGATGCTTGTTTGAAGAGCAGTGATCTCCGAAACGATAGATTCGATCTCCCCCTCGACAGATAGAATCTCATCATTGTTAGCAGATATTTTTGATACGATACTTTCGATAGCACTGGACTTCGCTTCTGCGATAGTTCTGATGATTGCTTGCTGGCTTTCAACCTTGTCCTTTGCGCTTTTAATTTCGCTCTCAATGCGTAGTATAGCATCTTTAGTCTCCTGCGCCTTTTCTTTCAATAATGAATTCATTGTAGAGAAAATTCTAATGTCAAGAATATCCTCAATAACTTCTCTTCTTTGTAGTGGTGTCAGCTGCATGAATGGAACGAATGATGCAGAACCGAGAATAACTACCTGAGTGAATGTCTTATAATTCAGTCGAAGAATTTGCTGTTCTAGTACCTTCTGGTAATCACGAGAAGCAGCATCTTGATTTAACATGATACCATCACACCAGATTTCAAAGATGTTTGGCTTTATTCCACGTACTATTTTGTAGTCTTTGGTACCGATAGAAAGTTCTATCTCAACTAAACAACCCTTACCATTAATAGAGTTTACTAGTTGCCCCTTGTTAATACTACGAAAGGGTTTTCCAAATAATGAAAAGCACAATGCATCTAAGATTGTGCTTTTACCCTCACCATTTTTACCAATGATTAAAGTAGTTTGGGATTTGTTTAGGAGAACTTTGTTCGATGAGTTGCCAGTAGATAAAAAATTCTTCCAACTTACACTTTTAAAAACAATCATCAAACAACCTCAATATTAATCGCTTCAGTATATAAACCTCGCATGTATGATTTAACTTTTTCTTTGTCAACATCAGTTTCTATTGAATCAATAAAATTAGAGAGAACAGAAACTGTATCTTCTAAGTTGATGTCTTCATTGATTTCGCCTTCTTGAAATTCAGAAAGATCTTCAATAATCTTAATGTCTGCGCAACCCTTATTATACAACAGTTGCGTAAACTTGTCAAATTTATAGTAGTCAGTTTTGTTAACAACAATTAACTTTACATACTTACCATTTAGATCAAGTGATGTTAAGTCGAGTGGTTCAACTTCTTTGTCGTTGTATTCGATTCTCGTGAACATTGTATAAGGATTTTGAATGAATCCAAGTTGTCTGTTCTCGAGATCGAACAGATGAAATCCTCTGGGATCGTTATGGTCTTGCCATGTAAGTTCGTACGGATTTCCGAGATAATAAATGTGGTTATCATTAGAACGATGGTGATAATGCCCAGAGAATACCATATCAAATTTATCGAAAGTTTCTTTAGAAAGTCCTTCATGTGATTCCATTCCCCTATACATTGCGAATCCTGCAATCTCAAAATGCCCCATGCAAAGTGTTGCTGGGGTGTTCTTCATAACATCAATAGACTCTTCATAATTTTCTGCACAAATCCATGGAACCATACAAACATCAAAACCATTTAGATTAATAGTTTTGGGGCTGTCTATCACTTCAATATTATTGTATTGTGTCAGTAACAAATCTGGAGAGTTTACATCATTGGTATTTTTGTAGTATGTATCATGGTTACCAGCCAACATATAAACTGTTATTCCACGTTCTTCTAATTTATCAAAGAACATTTCTTTGGCTCTTTGTAGAGAATAGAAATTTACATATTTACGTCTATCAAAAGTATCACCAAGAATAAGAACAGTATCAATACCAGCTGAGTCGATAGTAGGAAAGAAAGTATTATCATAAAAGTTCTGATAGAAATCTAGAAAAGTAATACTATCATTACGAGCACCGAAGTGTTGGTCTGTAATAATTGCTACTTTCATTCTTCAACTTTCACGATCTCATATACATCATTAATACCCACTTTGGTATTAGAAAACTCCACAGCTTCTGTAAGAGTTTTAAAAATCTTACATACTCTTTGATTGCTCCCAGCCATGTAATATCTTACTTTATACATTAGATAAAACCAACCCTTCTAGATGATGCAGTTGACATACCTTCAGTCTTTTGATTGAAGACCTCAGCGATGCTATATGGTTTTGTTTCATCACCACGTTTACGAACAGCCAAATTAACACCAAGACGTTTAGCAAGGTTGTTTGCTTGTTCAACATTCAATGTATCGAAAGTTAGAATATCAAAGCAACGTCCTGGACGAACCAATGCAGAGTCAACATCACGAATAGATGGGAGATTGGTAGAGAAGATCATCTTCTTACCTTTGGTTGTAACAAGACCATCACCCACATTTAGGAAACGATGCATCATGGTGTTTCCATCAGTGCGAGATTTTAAAAATGCATCAGAGTCTTCAAGAACCATTACGTTGTCATCACTCTCGATAAAGCGAGCAAAGAAACCATCCTTCTCAAGAATCGTAGAATCGTATGAAACGATTGCGGATGAGTTTGTATGTGCTAACAATCCACGAATGAATGTAGTCTTGCCAGTTCCTGGAGGACCAATCAACAGTAGGATATTCGCTGAAGACGCCATGTAGCGTTCATAATATTCACCAAGTGTTTCACCATCTAGAAATGGATACATTTCATCGACTGGGAGACGATCACGATTCAATGGAACATTGACAGAGTTACCTTCGCTACCATAAACCCATTCGATGTGAGATGTTACGATATCAAAGTTAGATTCAACTGTCGCAACAATAGCATCTGCAAAATCTGCATCACCATAAGCACGAACAGAAACAGTATTACTGTTCACATCAAAGCGAATGTAATTGTTTGTATCACGTTCAATGATAAGACCATTAGAGGAATTACCTTGGACATGGAGGTCGTCTTTAAACATTTCCTCTGCCCATTCAGCCCACTGTTCTCGATTGCAGAGAACACTGGTTTCACGATGAATAGTACGTTGGCCAGCTTCAACACGACGCTTCAGGATCTCTGAAGTGATTAAGTCATCAAAGTCACTAACACCGAGAAAGATTTTTTCGTTTGTATTTTCGTTCATAATTTTATTCAATGCAAATTGATTATCGCTTGAATCCCAAGCAAATTTCTTGATAGTTCTTTTATTTACTTTGCTTCTGCGTCTCCGAATCGAAGGAAACTTGCGACTGCTCACTCCCTTGCTCAATTCCGCTATCCAATCCTGTATCGATCGTTCCATCTTTTACCTCATCATCTATAAATGCGTTCAACGTATTTTCCATTTTTCTCTTTGCAACCTTTTCTTTCTTACGATCGATAAAGTCATCAAAGGTATGATTGTTCTGCATAAAATCTAAATAAGCATTCTTAAATTCACCTGTCTCATCTTGCTCTTGTAACTCGAACATCTCGAATGGCATGTCCTGAATCAACTTACCTTTAATGTAAGACTGTTTCTTTTCCTTGGCAATCCTACGAAGAAATGCGTAGTAGATAATCTGTGTAAAATATGCGAAAGGATTATTGGATTTTGCAGGATCAAAGTTATTAATATATTGCAGACAATTTTCTATACCATCCGAGATCATTTCATCTCGATAAGAGTAGTTTAGAAAGTTAGGTTTGTATGATAAGTGCGTTGCTATCTTTAGAATGCACTCACCAATATAATTGCTTACTTGGGGTGTTGGGAGATTGTTTTCTTTTGCATGTTGATATTTTTGTCGCATCTCAACAATTGCTGCGAGAAAATCTGCGTTGTTTACGTAGTGAGCCATAGCATTTCTTTTATCCTTTAATTCAAACTACACATAGTATACATCATCGATGACAGAAAGACAAATATATTTTTATTACAATTTAGATTTGCTTTTATAGTTGACTTGAGACATAATCACTGTGTTAGGGTTGATGACTACTAATGTTTAGTCTCGTTACCATCTATGTAAGTACTTGGTATCGAAGTATCTTCAACTTCTTCCTCTTCTTCTCCAGCTATACCTACCAACATAGCGATTCTTTTCTTGGCTTCCCTAGAACTAATAAATGGTTCTTCCTGTTCAGGCTTTTCGATTCGCCAATCATTGCTATGTTGGGCAACAATACGTCTATAATGAGGGATCATCATTTCGTGTAGACGTTTGATAAACATTACGTTTTTCTTTTCTATAGAAAAAGATGTATCATCTGTGAATTGGCAATATGGATGCGCAGTGATATGTTCTCTCCCCTCACCAACTATTGGTGTAGTTCTTATAGTCATTGGACTACCAAGTTGCACATACTTATCATCTTCTTCTTCGAGGACAGCCATGACCTGTTCCCCATTGGTTAACTTTATAACAACATAGACATCTTTGTCTGTTAGCATAAGTCTACCTCTACTATTTTTGTTTTAAATTGTTCTTCTGCATACGTTTTGTATCTTTCTGCAGCATGATTTAAAGTATGATTCTTCCAAGACTTCCAATGAAGATCGTCTGCAAGATCAAATAGATTACAAGAAGTCTTACCTTCTTTTAAACGTAACCCACGACCAATCGATTGCAGGTTACGAATCTTTGATTTAGATGGAGACGCAAAAATTACATTCTCCAATGATGGGATATTAATTCCAGTACTAAAAGTACCAAAAGAAGCAATGATAATGGCGTCACTTTCCCCCTCTGTAATATGACGGATTGCTTCTCGATCAGTGGTTTCAGTACCACCGTAGACAAAGAAAACTTTTCTTTTATCATGCACTTTATTTTTAATAAGTTCGTATAGGACTTTGCCATGCTTTTCAACGTATTGAAAAAGAACGAGCGTATTACCTTTAGAATTTACTGCCAAGTTTCGAATAAACTTATTTCTTGGTTCACAAGATACAAGCCAATCCATTTCTTCTTGGTACGTATTGTTTTTTCGCCCTTTACGAATCTCTTCATTGTACTTCAGTATTACACACATTATATTTAGGGTAGACAACCTTCCAGAATCCATGAGTGCTTTAGTTGTAGTGACTCTATGTATTGGACCAAAGACACCTTCAAGAACTAATTTATGAATTTTCTTATTGTCAAGTGTTCCAGTTGTACCAATACGATACTTGACTGTATCCATCTTTTCCATAACCCCTGTAAGAGATTTGGCTTTAAATTGGTGAGCCTCATCACCAAAGATAACATCGAATTGTTTGAACCAAGATTTTGGTTGTAGATAGACTGATTGCCAAGTTGTTACTAAAACATCTTTGGTAAAGTCTTTAGTGAAACCGCTGTAAAGTTTTTGACAATGAACTTTTGTTTCCCATCCATTTGCAGATGAGTAATCTTCAAAGTCTGTGTACAGTTGCTCAACAAGAGATGTTGTTGGAACTATAATGATACACTTACGATTATTTTCTAAATGCCATCGTAAGATAGAATAGATTATTAACGATTTCCCTGAAGCAGTCGGCGATAAGAGTAGTACTCTGTCACTAGCAATTGCTTTATGGATAGCATCGCACTGGTAGTCTCTGACTGTGATCGCTTCGTTTCTTGATTGTGGATTGAGTGTTTCGACCCATCGCTCAATGTCACTGTATACGATATCATTTTGTAAGAAGTGTTCAGGTTTGACATATTGTAGTTCATAATTATTCCTTTCGGCAAATTCTTGTACATAAGAAACAAGACCAACATAAAGAGTTTTTCTTACTGCATCATACAAACGCACTTTACCATCCCACAATCTTGCTCGATATTGTGGTGTAAATCTAGCACCTGGATATTCGTATGTGAAGAAGTCTACTAATTCTTGTTCAATGCTAGGATCAGAAAAGACACGAACATAGACTTCATCAAGTTTTTCAATTTTAATCATTACCATACTGCATTAAATACGCAGGTTATTCTACTATTAGACTTATTTAAAGGGACTTGGTGTTGCATCCACGATGGCCATATTAACATCAACCCATCTTTTGGCGGTACTGTATATTTTGTTAAATCTACAGTGTCATCTATATTTTTAATATACACATAATCTCTGTGTGGACTTCTATCATGAAAAATAATTGGAGCAGAATTATCAGGAACTTTTAGATATAATATTCCAGAAAGAATACAATTTGGATGACAATGTTCATCATGATGATCATTAACATCCATTTCACTAAAAAATAACTCTATAACGATAGACTTTGGCACAACTTTGTGTTGAGATTGTAAATATTCAGAACACATATCATATATGCGTTTTTTTATAAATTTTAAATTATTATCTCGCATCGCATAATCATTACCATATGTGTTTTTATAATTCCAGGTATATGTTAATCTAGTTTCTTGCGCAAGGTATTCATTTGCAAATGGCAAAATTTTATCTGTAAATTGCTTATCTACATTATACCCAATTATAGAAGGAAATATATTAACAAAGTTCATTATCACATCCCAGCAAGAAACTTCTTCCATTCAACAGCAGTTTTAATTTGCCAGTCTCTTGCTTTAATTTGACCAAGGACTGACTCAAGAAAATAAATCATCGTTTCGAGATAATCTATCTTTACCTTCAAAGTATTTAGTTCGGTGTCACCTGAGAGAAATTCATCCATCTCATTCTTCAATGGTTTAACACCCTGCCATTGTTCCCAACCAAGTTGTGTTAATTCGTCACGTGATAGTTCACCACGATACAAACGAAATTTATTTTTACGGAGAATGTTACAATCAGAACTAAACTTAGTGTGTTTTAGTTTGACATTGACAAGTAATTTTAAATACTTAGCGTGAAGTTTGGGGGTAGCGGTAGTGGTTTCACCAAGATAGTTATCATCTATTTGGCAATCAACATCCCACATCTCTTGTAGTTGTTCTATATTCATAATATCCTCAAGTTATATACTGCACATTATATCGCAGTATTACAAAAAAATCAAATTTGTCTTACAAGAATCTATACCAACCGAATTTAAATGTTGCAGAACCAACTAGGTAATTCACATCATCGTTTGTAGATGCAAACGAAAGAGATTCAAGTGTTGTGGGAAACACATCAAAGAATTGGATACTTTGTATTGGATTATTTGAACTGTCTAAAATTTGTAGAACAGCATCAGAATAGTTCTTTGCCAATTCACCATATGCAGTAGTGTCCCCTGCCTGACCAGTAACATACTGATCATAACTTTCTGGGAAACCAAGAGCAACAATCCAATTGTAGATGATTCTATAATTAGTCATATTTTCATCAACCATAAAGTTAATGGTTAATTGATCATACGATAGAGTATCACCTGGAACTGGTTGTGTGGAGAATGGAGTGGCAAATGTAGGTTCACCCAACGTGATTCCTGGAAGGTTTACATTCTGTGCAAAGAATGTGACATCAGGTATTTTGTTGACAGCAAACTTAAACCCATTGGGAGACAATGGATTGATATTGGCAGGTATAGATGTATTTGGCATATAATTATTTAGGAAGAAAAAAAAGGGGAACCGAAGTCCCCCTTTTAAATACCGCTTCTATGTCGGCTTAGTAGCCAACTCGATGATTACATCAAGTTAGTAACACGTACACGACGATAGTAGTAGTTTTCGTTTGCAGTCAAACCACCAGTACCATCCAATGAAACGAATGGGTTAGCAACTAGACCGTAACGAGTCTTGAAGCCAATCTTTGGTTGGAAGCTGCTTGGATCAACCGCACGAACCAACTGTAGTGGAACGTATGGGCAATAGAACAAACCAGCGTCAAAAGCGGATGCGCCTTTGTAACCAGCAACGAAGAACTGAGTGTTGCTTACGTTTGAAGTATATGGATCAACATACACTTTGTACTTGCCGTTTAGAACACCAGCGAAAGTAGTAGAAGTGTCATCTACATTCAATGCGTTCTTACCAGTGATACCAGAAGAATAGTCAAGAACACCAGCCATCGCCAATGCAGACGCTACGTCAGCAGAAGTGATGAGGAAGTTCGCACGACCACGACGAGTTTGTTGACCGATAGCATTGGCTTCACGTTCGATTTGGAACATTAGACCTTTGAATTTTTCAACAGACCAACGACCATTAGAGTCAACGTCCAAGTCGAAAGTACCAGCAGTAGCTGTACCAACTGCAGCACCTGGTTTAGCAGTGTTGTAGATTGTACGGATAACTTCACGATTGATTTCAGCAAGAATTTCTGTAGAAAGAATGTTGCTCAATTCGCCTTCAGCGTCAAGACCATGAACTGATTTCAAGTCTTGTGCTAGTTCAATAGAGTATTCTGCCTTCAAAGCACGAGTCTTTGCAGTTACAGAAGTCTTTTCGATGCTGAATGCCATCTCACCGAAAGTACCACCACCAGAAGTACCCATGGCTTCTGCAGCAGAAGTAGCCATACCAGTACCATTAGTGTCAGCACCACCGAATACTGACGCACCAGAGTGAACACCAGTACCAGAGAAGTCAGTATCTGCTTCGTTGAACAACGCTTCAGTACCACCTTGAGTGCTGTAACGTGACTTCATTGCGAAGATCAAGCCAGTTGGCTGAGTCATTGGTTGAACACCAGCAACATCATAAGCGATAAGTTGTGGCATTGCACGACGAACCAAGCTGATCAATACTGGATCAAACTTAGCGATACCGCCAGTGTCACCATATGAACCAACGCTGTTTGTTGGAGCAGCTTCGTTCAATGCGCCAACTTGCTCATTGTACTTATACTGTTCACGTTCTTGGTTTTCCAAAAGAACTGCTGTAACTTCCTTACGGTAGTTATCTTTGATTGGGCTTGAACCTTCGTGGTTCAATACTGGAGCCCATTTCTCCATTAATTGTTTACGGTCTAACATAGTTAGTTTTCCTTTATTATTTGTTGAGTGCGGATAGATATTGTGCCATTACAGGATCAACTGCTTTCGCTTTTGACTCTGTCAACACTTCTACTGGAGCATCAGTTACTACTGATTTAACTTCAGTTAACTGCTTGGCAGTAAAATAACTTTCACGAATAGTTTTTAGTTTAGTTTCGAATGATTCAGAATCTTCAAAAGCGATTTCTTTTGCTAGAGAAAGAAACTTTTCAGTCTCAGTATCTGTCAAACCTTCGCTTACTGTACCAACGATTTCAGCACGTTTTGCTTCTGCTAGAGTTTTTGTCAACTCAACATTAACTTCAACTTGCTCGTTAATTTTAGATTCTAATTCAGCAATTTTATTTTCCATCTCACCAAGAACATCGAAACGCTCTTCTGGGATATCGATATAGTGCTCTTCAAATAGTCCTTTCAGACCATTCACGAAACCTTCGAGAATTTCAGATTTCATGCCTTGCTCTAGGGCGATTTCATTTTGTGCCATCCACTGCTCAGCCATATAGCCGAGGTATCCATCAACTTGTTCAACAATTCCCTGTGTATTCTGCTCAACTTGCTCAGCAAGTTTCGCTTCGAATTCTTCTTGAATACGTGCAGCTTCTTCAGCGACACGTGCCAATACAGCTGCTTCAAAAATAGTAGCTGCTTTGGTTTTAAATTCTTCTGTTAGTTCTGCATCACCCAACATTGCATCAATGTCTTCTTTCATTGGGCGAACTGGTTTTTGATCTCCATTGTGTGGATTCATTTTACCAGTAGGTGCATCTTCTGCATCTTTTTCGTCTTGTACGTTGTTACGTGCATTGTCTGGGTTTGGTGTGTTACCACCATTTGGAACTGGGTTACCTGTACGAATTACAGCTTGGTCGCCAGCTTCAGCATTTTCTTTAGTGGATTTGCTGCCACCTTCAGTACCTGCAAACTTGGCTTCGTCTAATTTCTGTTTCTTAGACTCAGCTAAAATTTCAGCGATTTTTTGTTCGATTGACATCTATGTTCTCCTAACTGGATAGTTCTGTTATTTATTTATTATTTATCTGATTTTACTCAGAAAGCGTTGGAAAGCCTGCACCTTTGCTTCCTCTAGATTTCTAGAAGAAGTCTTTTTAATAAAGGATTTAACCTCTTCAATATGTTGTTCCACAAACTTTCCATCGACAAATATCCACTCTTTGTTCTCCATGATGCCTCTGACGTATGCGTCAGGAGCAGATGGATCAGCTACAATGTCTGCAGCTGTAGACAACATAAAGTCATCTTGAACTACCTGAACCCCCTCATTGTTTTGTTTGAGAGAACCCATTGCTCTACTTGATACTCCAAGATTTGCACCGCCATCTAATAGACCACGTGCAATATTACCCATTGGAGTTTCTAAAATCTTAGCACGACCAATATAGTTTGTGCCTTCTTTACGTAGTGAAGTGATCATGTGTGATACACGATCAAGGTTAATACCTGGACCATCTGGATGACCAAGTTCGCCATAAGCACGATTCATTTCAACGGCTTCTTTAAGATAGCGACCAACTTCTTTGTCCATTGTACCTTCTTTGTACATACGACCATTACGATTTACTAGTTCTGATTGAAGGAAGATACCTTCAATGAAGTATTGTTTTGGTTTACCAAGACCTTTATCTTCAACGATAAATTTAGTGTCTTGAACTTCTTCTCTAATTAGTTTCATAGTTAGACCTTATCTGGAGAACCACTTGCTGTGGTAGAAGCACCAACACGAGTAACATCTTCGTAAGCACCGTAAGTAGCTTCTTCAACTTTAGTAGCATATCCACCAACTTTACGAAGTGTGAGATAAATGTGGGCTTCTGCACCTCCGATTGTTACTACGATATCAGATGTATTTCCAACAGTATCTCTGTACCCATTACCTTCAAAGTTAAACAAACCATTGTGTTCTGGTGCAAATGCTAACACAGGAAGTGAGTTTCTTACAACAGTAATACTAGAATTTAATAGACCAGTTACTTGAGAAGTAATGATGTCAACAGTCTGTGTTCCACCAGAAAGTGCTTGTGTAGATGCTAAACAATCAGTTGCTAAACTAATAGTAGCAGATGCTGCAGTACCACTAATTTTGACAACAGTCTCTAAATTAGTGTTCTTTAAAATAGTCTTGGTGACAGCCATTTGTTATTCCTCTATTTGTTCAAGCACATGACAGAAGTTCTCTTTTGACTCTCTCATGTACTCGATAATCTCTGGTTGATTACCTAATAACTTATTTAGGTGATCTTGCGTTTGCTGATTAATTGCAACAATAGTTTCATCAGCAAGCACGTAGTGTAATTTACCTTCAACGATTCTGTCAAGTTTATTCAAAGAACGAATATTCTGAACAACAGGGTCTACGTTAAAAATGTTGGAAGAAGCAAGTTTAATATATGTTTCTATTAACGTATCTGTAACTTTTACATCATGGTATTCTTTGATAATACTAGCGACTTTTTCGTCTGATAATTCGTCGTATGATTCTTTTGATACTTGTTCTTCTAATTTTTGCGAGATATATTCTTGTTTGATAAAATCTTTTGCTTCTTCCAAACTTTTATACTTTGACTCTACGCCATTAATCAAAATCTTATTTTCTGATGTTCTTTCAATCAGATGTGAGTAAGATCTGATGCTTTCGACAACATCAGATCTCTTTAAAGATTTTGTTAATTGGTAGTAACGCATTATTCTACTTCTGTTTCTGCGTTTGGCTCTTCAGTAGATACTTCTACCTCTTGAGTTTTAAACATACTCTGTGCAACGTCTTGACGCATACTGTCTAATCTAGCAGAAATCTTTTCTGCCATTGCTGCTTGAAATGCAGCCTCTGTTCCAATTGCATCTTTGGCTTGAATCGCATCTACTAAATTTTTCACTGTTTCACTCATTTATTCACTCCTTGATTATCTTGTTTACCTTGGTCAGTTGGTGCTTCATCTGCTTGTGGTGCATTTGCCTGTAAAAAGTTCTGCTGTGCTGCTTGTGCCGCAGCTGCAACAGTTCCATCCATCTCAGCATGCTGCATCTGAATCTCACCATCTGATTCCATCTGTTTGCTCATCTCTTCCATTTCTTGTTCATTCATCTGAAGAATATTTTTACGAATCCAGTCCATAGAATAAAACTTACCGATGTATGGTTCTACTAATTGTAGAGTGGCGAGTCTAGCATTAAGAATTTCATTATCTTTTAATTCAGAATAATGATTGTCTTCGATGTAGTCATATCTAATTTCATGTTTTAAATCTTCCCATTCATCGGGACGAATAATATTTTTAGCTACTAACTGAACATATAATGCATCAGTAAATATATTAGAAAACTTCTTACGAAGACGACCAACAAATTTATGAAACTTAATCTCGTCACGAGAGATCTCAGTTGCTCGTCCAATACTAAATCCTGCTTGTTCCTGTAAACGACCAATTGGAACATTTAAAGCATGGAATAATTTATTTTGGAAATACTCAATGTCTTGAATCTCACCAAGATTCTGACCACCTGGAAGTGTAGTAATTTCAGTACCCTTACCACCTTCACGACGAGGCATCCAGAAATCTTCCATCATTGAAAGATGTTTTCTATCATCACGAGTTTCGCCAGTAGTGGCATCATACACAATCTTGTTACGGAATTTATTCATGATGTCCTGAACATATTGTTCAGCTTTTACTTTAGGTAAGTTACCTACATCAATGTAAAAAATTCTGCGTTCAGGTGCACGACTAATACGATAGATGACTAGAGAATCCTCAATCATCTTTAACTGATTTACTGGTTTGATTGCCTTATGTAAATAAGACATCATCATTCCAGTATTTGAATCTAAGTAACCTGATGGTACATAGACTACTGAATCTAAGGATAACTTAATACCCTGAGTAGTACTTTCAGTAATACCCTTGTCGTTATAAAGATAGTATTCTTCGATGTTCTTTATAACTTCAACACCTTGTGGTGTTTTTTCTTTAACTACGTTTTTGATACGACGAATTTTGCGAGGATCAATGTAACGTAATTCAACAATACCTTGTTTTAAATTCTTCTCATCTATTAAGATATGATAGTATAAACGACCATCAATATACCAAGTTCTAAAAGTGTCATGACCACAATCTTCAAATTTTAGAACACGTAAAATATTCCTAAACTCTTCACGAATTTTTTTCTTAATACTTTCTGAAACAGTTAGATCATCTAAGTTGATCTCTACTGATGGTTTGTGTTCATCAGTAACAATTGCTTCATTAATAATATCTTCAATCGCCATATCGCAGTCGCTGTATGAAGCAACTTCACGATAACGACGAATAAGATCATTTTCATTCTTAACGACCCCATCCAGATCCATGACCATACCGTAATAACCACCAGCATTTACGCCAGTATTTATTACGGTTGCGCCATCTTGAGGACTCGGAGGTACTACACTTCCAAGTTCTTTCTCTTTTTTACGACTTATCTCGAAGCCAAAAAATTGCATTATATAAACCTTCGGTTAAATTATAGAGGAATAGATCCAACTGGTGTGTCGATAGAAACATTAACTCCAAAGCCACCAGATGCACCTGTAGCAGATGTAAAGAAGTTGTATTGGAACTCTACATCAAACTGTTCAATAGCATTTTGCTGTTCGTAATCTAAACCAATAGCAGAAATGTTAGTAGGATAAGCATCAACAAACTTATAAGTCTTGATGATAGAACCAGAACGATCTAATTGATGCACTTGCATATCAACTTGATAGTCTGTTGGGTTTGTGCGACCAAGAGTAGTGTCATAATTCTGGATACCAGATTGCCACTGTTCTAGTGCATTACGAATACCGAAAGTAGTATCGTTGTAAATTGTTACAGTCCATGGTTGGAATGTACGCTCACCAGCAAAGTTAACTGGGCGACCTTTGAAGAGAACAGAGATGTTCTCTAAAGTAGAAGCAGGTAACTGAGCAGCCTTACACAAAAACTGTGCACGCTGACCAGCTACTGGACCAAGTGTAACAAATGATGGAAAAGATAATTCAACTCTAAACTGATTGGGACGAGCACCGCCCCCGATCATCTGTGATTTGAAATCAGCAATATTTGCCATTTAATTCTCCTTTGTTCTTTTCTTTATTTATTCTGAATTACGCACCGACTTCGCTGAAGTTAATTCCAGAGCGAGCAGCAACAAAGTTCAAAGTAATGTAGTTGATAGAACGATTTGGCTTAACGAAAATATCAGCAACAAATTCATTTGCGTCAATAACTTGTCCTGTGTTGTTCGAATCATCACACTTAACTCTAAAGTCTGTAATACCACGACGACCTTGGACATCACGCAGGAATGGCTCGATCAAGTTCTTAAACTGAGCACGAGTGAAAGGATCATTGAATTCAAACAACTGGAATTTAGCAGCTGTAGCAATCGCCTTTTCCATAACGATAAACAAACGACGCACGTTAATACGATCGAACGCACTTGGTTTAGCCAAGAGAGTCTTGTCACCGAATAGAACTGTACCTTCTCCTGGGAAAGTAACAACTGGGTTTACACCAGCTTTGTACAGTAGATCACGATCTGCTTTAGTAGGATTGTGTGCTAATTTAACAACACTCTTAATCTGACCACGATTTAGACCACCTGGAGAGAACCATGGATCTTGTTGGTAATCAGTGCGAGCACATAGACCAGCAATGTCACCATTCAATGGAACCCAACGATATACGTCATTGTAGCGATCATACTGATATTTGCAACCAGAATCTAGTACTGCATAAGAAGTACTTGGAAGTGCATTACGGTAAGCAATGATGGCATTTGTAGAACCAGAACCAGAACCAATAATTGGATCACCAGTAGAAGTGTTCTGTGGAGATGCAAACACTACGCAATCAAGACGAGTTTCTGCAACCGATCCAATAACAGCAGCAGTTGTAGCTGCATCTGCTTTACCCATCATAACTAATGAGATATCATAAGCAGCATCATCGGCAAACAATGCATAAGCAGTTTGTAGTTGACCAGCAGTAGCAGTCAATCCATCAATACCACCAGACAATTGACGAGTGATAGCTGTACCAACAGTAACAAAAGCACCTCCAACAACTGCAGTACTTCCCCAATCTGTACCTGATGCTGTATGATCCATCCAGTAGATATATTCTGAGTTTGTATTGATTACATTTTTGTAGTAGTTATTAGTACCATCAGACTTTTTCGCATCAGATGCTTTAGAAGCAAACGCAAATTTTTCTAATACATAACCTGGAACTCCAGTGAAGTAACCAAGTTGATCAATAACAACAATATGAACTTCATCTAAAGAAGCATTATTGTTTGCTGCATATGTTGAAGTAGAAGGAGCACCATCAAAGTTATCTTTGTATGTCCAACCAGCAAAAGATGCAGAGTCAGCCAGAGAAACTAATAGTGAGTTTCCTAAAGTTCCAGGGCAACGTGCAGCAAATTCACCAACAACAGCTTGTCCACTACCATAAGCAGCCAAGTAATCATTATTGTTATTGATCTTTAAACCACCGACAGTAATAGCTGCAGTTGCGGCAGCAGCAGTACTAACAAACAATAACGTAGCAGAGCCGTTAGCCACACTACCAGTTGTATGAGATGGACCAGTAGAACCTGTTGTTCCAGCTACTGTAACTGTATATAATCTACCAGCAAAAGAAACGTAAACATTTTGAGCCAATGCTGTAGTAGCTGACCATGCAGTTCCCTGATCAGAACCAGCAAAAGCGACTGATATATTTGGAGCAGCGGTATAACCAGATCCAGCAGAAGTTACTGTGATACCAGTAATAGTGGCAGTTCCTAGAGAAACTGTACCGATCGCTGCATTAGTACCATTAGCAGTAATGTTAATAGTTGGGGCAGTTGTGTAACCAGATCCACCATTAGTAACAGTAATACCAGTAATTGAACCACTAACGATAGTAGCAGTACCTGTAGCAGTAACACCGCCCGCAACTTGAGGCGCACTAAATGTTAGCGTTGCTGCAGTATAACCTGTACCACCATTTGAAAGAGTGACACCAGTAACAGAAGCACCAGAAGAAATTGCAGTACCAGTTGCAGCTGCACCACCTGTAATTTGAGGTGCGCTAAATGTAACAGCAGGTAAAAGAG